GTTGTAGATTTTCTTTCAAGGTATCAGAAAACCTTGCAAACTCGAGTAGATGATATTAGCTTATCAATAACCAGTGGTGGTGCTTCTGACATGGAAGCCTACCGTGCGATGGTAGGTGAGATTCAGGGCATCACTTATTCAATCGAAGAGTTACGCGCCCTGCTAAAAAAGGTGAATTATGACGACGCTTCTAGTCCCTGATCACGTCCTCCGGCAGCAGCAAGCCAAGAAAAAAGCTGAAGAAGAAGCCTCCAAGAAACCCATGACAGACAGAGTCCCGCAGCCCACAGGTTGGCGGATTCTTGTTATGCCTTATCAAGGTAAAGCTAAAACCGAGGGTGGAATATACGTTCCCGACCAAGCCAAGGACCGAGAGGCACGAGCCACTGTTGTGGCATATGTGGTTCGTCTTGGACCACTAGCCTATCAGGATCCGGACAAGTTTGGTCCTGATTGCAAGCCGTGGTGCCAAGAGGGTGACTGGGTTTGCATTGGTCGGTACGCCGGATCGCGCTTCCAGATAGAAGGTGGCGAGGTTCGCATCATCAATGACGATGAAGTCATTGCAACAATCGTCGATCCTGACGACATCAAGACATACGGAGCCTAGTATGCAAAACGATCTTGCTGAAAAAGAAGAACTTGAAGTCGAAGTAGAAGAGCAACAAGTTGAAGTTCCTGCCGAGCAGACAGAAGCTGACCAAGATGCGGGGGCAGAGACAAAAGAAGATGAATTAGAACAATATTCTGAATCTGTTCAGAAACGAATCTCAAAGCTAACGAACAGGTTTCGAGAAGAAGAACGTCAGAGGCAAGCTGCGCTTGAGTACGCGGAAGCTGTCAAAGAGCAGAACGATGAGCTTCGTGCTCGAATTGACAAACTAGACCAGTCCTATGTTGGAGAGTTTGGAAACCGAGTTGAGTCAGATGCCGTTGCGGCTAAAGAAGCGTACAAGAAAGCCTATGATGAAGGCAACGCTGATGCGATGTTTGAAGCGCAACAGCGGATTAGTCAGATTGCTTTGGAGCAAGCTCGGTATGAAGAAGCCAAGCGCCGAAACGAAGAACGACAAACGCAGCCTGTTAAAGAGGCGGCACCACAGTCACAAGCACAAGCTCGACAGCCCGCACAGCCGGACCCGAAGGCCGAAGCTTGGGCATCTAAAAACGATTGGTTTGGCAACGATCAAACCATGACTTACGCAGCTTTCGGTATTCATCGCCAACTTATTGAAGAAGAGGGGTTTGACCCCACCTCAGATGAGTATTATAGTGAACTTGACAAACGTGTTCGCACGGAGTTCCCGCAGAAGTTTGCGGAAACAAAGCGCGATGCTGGACCTAGAGTCGCTTCTGCTGGGTCCACGGCTTCAAAGTCGTCGTCAAAGGGGCGCAGAACAGTCAAACTGACTCCATCGCAGATTGCGATTGCGAAACGATTGAATGTTCCGCTCGAGGAATATGCCAAGTACGTAAAGGAGTAAGACATGGCTGAAAGAACTACACGCGAATCAAAGAGTCGCGCAAACACCCAGCGGCGTAAGCCCTGGACTCCGCCTTCCAAGTTAGAGGCACCTGAAGCACCGGCTGGTTACCAGCATCGTTGGGTCAGAACCCACATCCGTGGTGAAGACGATAAAACCAACGTACACGCAAAGCTCCGTGAGGGGTGGGAACCGGTACGTGCTGACGAGTACCCCGATCTTGCAAATCGCTATCCAGTGATTGAAGAAGGTAAGGATGCTGGAATCATCGGCGTAGGCGGCTTAATGCTGTGTCGTATTCCAGAGGAAACGGTCGAAGAAAGAACTGAATACTATCGGGAACAGACCCGCAATCAGATGCGTTCCGTTGACGAAAACCTTATGAGGGAACAACATCCCTCGATGCCTATCCACAACGATAGGCAAAGTCGTGTAACTTTCGGAGGAAAAGACTCCTCCTAACCTAATGAGGTAGAGCAATGGCAAACTCAAATGTTGCCTTCGGCATGAAGCCGATTAATACCGCAGGTAGCACACCAGCTACTTCCGGTACTAATGCGTATCACATTAAGTCAGATGCAAGCGCGATTTTTCAAGGTTCTCCGGTTATCGCAACTAATGACGGCACCATTGCTGTCTCCAGTTCTGCTTCCGGTGATACCTTGAAATTTATCGGCGTGTTTGCTGGCTGTGAATACGTAGACGCGACCAGCGGTAAGAAGAAGTTTTCGAACACTTGGCCTGGATCGGGAAGTGCGAACACAAATTTCGACATAATTGCGAATGTGTACGACAATCCGATGCAGCGATTCATTGTTTGTTCGGACGCGTCCCTTACTGACAAAGCGACAGCAATCGCCGCCATTTTCGAGAGCGCTGAGTTCTCGGCTGAGTCTAGCAAAGGCGCAGCAAATGGTAATACAACCACTGGTATTTCGACAGCACAGCTAGATGTGTCAACCGTAGATGCTGCTGATCTTTCGCACCCGCTGAAGATCGTAGGTATTATGGATGATCCAGAAAACGCTGACTTCACTGCTGCCGGCATTCCGCTGATTGTGATGATCAACAACCACGCCCTTACAGCACCTGCCACTGGCGGATCTGCTGAAGGCGGAATCTCGTAAGGAGGGTAGTGAGTTATGGCTATTTCTCGCGCACAACTCGCCAAAGAACTTGAGCCTGGTCTCAATGCCCTCTTTGGCATGGAATATGGTCGCTACGAGGGTCAGCATGCTGAAATCTTCGACACCGAAGGCTCCGACCGAGCATTCGAAGAAGAGGTCATGCTGTCAGGTTTTGGTGCCGCACCCGTTAAAAACGAAGGCGCTGGAATCTCGTTCGATGACGCAAACGAGGCGTATACCGCACGGTATACCCACGAGACCGTCGCAATGGGTTTCTCGATCACCGAGGAAGCTGTTGAGGACAACCTGTACGACCGTCTGGCATCACGTTACACCCGTGCCCTCGCTCGTTCGATGGCTCACACAAAGCAAGTTAAGGCCGCTTCCGTCCTTAACAACGCTTTCACCGCAGGCGCAACTGCCGGCGGCGACGGTGTAGCACTCTGTGATGCTTCGCATCCGCTTACCAGTGGTGGCACTTTTAACAACGAGCCATCAGTAGCAGCCGACCTTAACGAGACTTCTCTTGAAGACGCTCTTATCAGCATTGCTGGTTTCGTCGATGAGCGTGGCCTTGTTATCGCACTGCGTGGCATGAAGATGATTATTCCACGTCAGCTTCAGTTTATTGCTGAACGCTTGCTGGTATCGAACCTTCGTGTTGGAACTGCCGACAACGATGTCAATGCTATTAAGAGCATGGGCATGCTGCCGGAAGGTTATGTAGTCAACGACTACCTGACCGACACTGATGCGTTTTTCATCAAGACGGACGCACCAAACGGCCTCAAGCACTTTGAGCGTATGCCTTTGTCAACCAACATGGACCCGGACTTCGACACCGGTAACATGCGGTTCAAGGCTCGTGAGCGTTATTCGTTCGGCTTCTCAGACCCGCGTTGCGTATTCGGTTCACCCGGCGCGTAACGAAGGGGAAAAATCCTCCCCGACTGGGGGCCGCGATTGCGGCCCCCTTTTTTTTAGAGTATTATAGATACGTCCCTGACAGATCCGAGGTGGATCTGACACTAGCCAAGACAGGAGTACCAAATGGCTAATACTACTTTTTCAGGTGCAGTTCGTTCGAAAGGCGGCTTCACCTCTGTAAGTGAAAACTCTACTACTGGAGCATTCACCACTCTTTCAAGCATCAGTTCTACTGGTGTGTCCTCCTTTGATGCGAACACAATGGCTGTAGAGGCCGGCACCGGCATCACAACCGGCTCTGGCACTGTTTATCGCAGTTCCGTACAGCGTATGGGCGGCATCATTACTACCCGTATTCTTATTGACCTTACAGGTCTGCGCTCAACCGGCTCTGGTGATATCATCGGGGTTAACGGTACGGCACTGGTTTGTCACATTGGTCAGATCACAGCCGCAAAGAACGGCACTATCCTGACAGGTAGCATGGAGTGTTTTGAGGCACCTGCGGGCGGCGATCCGGATATCAACATTCATTCCGCGACAGAAGGCACGGGTGTTGAGGATGGAGCAATCGCTGATTTGACCGAGACACTTCTGGTTAATGCTGGTGATGCAACGACTGGCAGCAAAGTGTACTTCACCGGAGTTCCGGCTGCGGATGAGTTCCTTTACCTGACAACAGGTGCGGCCACTGATGCCGATTATACTGCGGGCAAACTCTTCATCGAGATGATGGGCTACGAAGCCTAGTAAGGAAGTTTGAAATGGCAAGTTCCATTATTGCTAAAACGGCGACCTCTACAGGAACATTGCTTGGCGGAAGAACTCGACTCAAGTCGTTTGTCATTAGAAGTGCAAGCAGTGGTAGCCCTGCTGCTGTTTTCAGAAGTGGTGGAGGGTCTGGTACGACCCTATTAACCATGACTTTTGTGGCAGGAGATGACACTCAGATCACTGTTCCAGATCATGGGATAATTTTCGAAGACGGTTGTCACGTAACACTGACGAATGTTGACTCGATAACTGCATTTTTTGGGTAACGTCATGGCACGTAAACCCAGCAAGATGCCGCCAAGAAACAAAAAGAATTTCCGCCCCACAAGATCTGGGGCGGGAATGACTGAGGCTGGGGTAAAGGCATATCGTCGTGCAAATCCTGGTAGCAAACTCAAGACAGCAGTGACGGGTAAGGTCAAGAAGGGTAGTAAGGCTGCGAACAGACGCAAGTCTTTCTGCGCTCGTTCTGCGGGACAAATGAAGAAGTTTCCAAAGGCTGCAAAAAACCCAAACAGTCGGCTACGTCAGGCACGGCGGAGGTGGAAATGCTAGATGAAAAAACTTTGGTTAAAGCCGGTGTTATTGGTTTTGGGGGCGTGGCTCTTTCTCTTGTGGTTTGGATCCTTACGACACTGATAGAGGTTGATAAGCGCACGGCGGTCATTGTCGTTAAGGTTGAATCAAATCACAAGATGTTGACCCCCTTATGGGAAGATTACGTTCGGAGACAAAGAAATGGCGATGTCGCGTGGTTCAATGAAGCAGCAGATATCCAAGTCCCCACAAAAGAAAAAATGGACTAAGGCTCGTAAGGCAAAAGTAAATTGCAAACGTCCCAAGGGGTTTAGTGAAAAAGCACACTGCGCTAGTAAGAGGAAACGGAAGAATGCCTAAAGATGCATGCTATCACAAAGTTAAAGCGAGATATCGCGTTTTCCCGTCGGCGTACGCAAGCGGCGCCATTGCAAAATGTAGGAAAGTCGGTGCAGCCAACTACGGAACCGGCGGTAAAAAGAAGAAAAGCAAACGAGCAGACGGAGGAATCGAGCTTACAGAAGGCACAAGACAAAAATCAAAAAGACCTTTTCGAGGGAAGGCTGTAGAGGGGACTGCGGTGGCTCGTGGTTGTGGCGTTGTCATGGGTGACCGGCGCAAACGAACCAAGGGCGCAGTCACACAGTCTTGATCCATGTCTTTCTGCTGTTCGTATTTGTTGAAACGGGTGAAGAACGTAAGTTGGTTAGTAATGACATGTATTTTCGTTCTGTTGATGAGTGCGTGTACTTTGCACAACGGCTGCACAAGCAAGGACAGAAAATCACATCTTACTGTTTGCCGGCAATGGTAAATAAAGATACGAAAGTGTACTGATGGATCCAGTATCTGCAATGGCGACTGCTTCAGCAGCCTTTGGCGCGCTTAAAAAAGGTTTTGCTATAGGCCGAGATATAGAAGCTATGGCCTCAGATCTTTCACGCTGGATGGGTGCTCTATCTGACCTTGACCAGATGGAGAAAGAAGCAAAGAATCCCCCTATTTTTAAAAAGCTGTTTGGTGGTCAAAGCGTTGAGCAGGAGGCCATAACGACTTTTGCCAACAAGCAAAAGGCACAGCAGCAGCGTTATGAGCTACAGCAGTGGATTTCTTTGACAATGGGCAAGTCAAAATGGGATCAACTCGTTGCAATGGAAGGACAAATAAGAAAGAGGCGCAAGGAGACTTTGTATCGTCAACGTGAACGCCGCCGTAAATTTGTGGAAATTGTAGCGTGGATTTTAGTTTCTGGAGTTGGTCTCGCGGCTTTGACTGCTTTCATTTTACTGCTAAAGTCTCACTCAGCTAGTGCTGATCAGATGGTCACTTGTCGTAAGGTAAAGTGTGAAAAGCTGGAAAACAGAGAAATAGTTTGCGTGTTTCGAGGTGCAAACAATACGATTGAGTCTCAGTTTTTTCAGTATCTAGAGTTTGTGCCGAATGAGTATCAGTGCAAGTACGACCCTAACGCGAAGAAAGACATGACCATACAAGAAAGTCTTGAACAAATACGGAAATCGAGAGACTGATATGGCTGTTAGAAAAACAAAATCCGGTTTGGCGTTGAAGCGTTGGTTTAAAGAGGACTGGAAAGATGTACGCACTGGCAAGGCGTGTGGCAGAAAGAAGGGCGAAAAACGCGGCACTCCTTATTGCCGTCCTTCCAAACGCGTTTCTTCTAAAACTCCTAAGACATCGTCAGAAATGACAGCGGCTGAAAAGCGTAGTAGAATCAGTCAAAAGAAACGCATTGGTCAGCCTGCCGGTAAGCCGCGTCGTGTGAAAGCAGTGAGAAGGAAAAAGAAGTAATGGCTTTAAAAGACATACCCCCAGGTAACAAAGGTCTACCTAATTTACCAACTCCCGTCAGAAACAAAATGGGGTTTAAAAAGAATGGCGGGACAGTGAAGGCCAAGCATGGCAAATTTATGTGTGCACCGCGTAAGGAAATGGCCGGTGCTGGGCAGATGCCCACTAGAAAAACGTAAGGAGAAGCAAGATGGCGATGAAGAAAAAGAAAAAAGGCGCGAAGCGCGGCGGCGTTGCTAAGAAGAACATGGGCGGTACCATGAAGAAAAAAGGCATGAAGCGCGGCGGCGTTGCTAAGAAGAACATGGGCGGTGCCATGAAGAAAAAAGGCTACGCTCGTGGCGGTGCTATGAAGAAAAAAGGCATGGCTCGTGGTGGCGTTAAAAAGATGCGTCGTGGCGGAACAAGCAGGAGTAAATAAAACGTGGCATTTCTTCAAAGTAACATCCCGCACTTTAAGTGTTGGGTGCGAAGGGAGTATACCTGCAATCATGACGACCACCACGGGGACTTCCTTCACGCGATGGCAATAGCCGTCACAGCGATGCCAAATCGCTGCTTGAGTTTTCAAACTATCTTCACCGGTTGTGAGGTGGACGACACCGGCGAAGACAACGTCCACGGGGGCGCAATGTGGGCAAGAATGCCCATAACAGCATTAGTAGGAGACACACCACTAGATGAGTGGCCGGAACCCATGCCTGTTCATTATGCACAGCCTTGGGATTGCATGTCGCACACACATGCGGTGTATGTATTAGACAGGGCACAGCCTTGTCCTTGGTTGGCAAAAGTAGACGGTGAGATGTATCCGGCGAAGTATTATTTTACGGTGGACTATACTGAGAGTGAGGTGGCGGATGATCCGGCGCAGCACAAGCAGAGTCATGTCCTCGAGTTACTTGATGCCGGAAAATGGACTGGAAACATAATAGCGTTGCCCAACAACAGAGTAAGAGTGACACATCCGGCATGGTTTGAAACAGGAGAAGGTGCGCCTGATTTTAGACCTTCTCAACATGTCCATTACTCCAAGTCTGATTTAGACTATACTCTGGATGTGAATCAGATTTTTGACAATCTGTACGCGGAGGATGAAAAATGACTACATCAGGTTCAAGGGACTTTGATCTCGACGTAGCTGAGATCATAGAAGAGGCATATGAGCGGTGTGGCCTTGAGGTTCGCACAGGTTACGATGCGCGTACGGCTCGGCGTTCCTTGAACCTGATGTTCGCAGACTGGGCAAACAGGGGTCTGAATCTATGGACAGTCAAACAAGCGACACAGTCTTTAACCTCTGGCACAGCTACTTATACCTTTGACGCAACGCACACAGACCTGCTTGAGGTGGTTCTTCGTAGAAGCGGCACGGACTTTCAGCTAGCTCGTATGTCCAGAAGCGAATACCTGCATCTACCAAACAAAGATCAGACAGGAAGACCAAGTCAGTTTTTCTATAACAGGCAGATTTCACCCGAGGTAACGCTGTGGCCCACGCCGGACAGTTCTAGTGACAGTCTTGTGTATTACTATGTACGACGCATCGAAGATGCGGATGCTTTGGTTAACACCGCAGACGCACCGTTTCGGTTTCTACCGTGTATGGTGGCGGGGCTTGCTTACTACACGGCATTGAAGAAAGCACCGGAACGTGTGCAGCTTTTGAAGGTTGTGTATGAAGAGGAGTTTCAACGCGCAGCCGACGAGGACGAAGACCGCGTAGCTCTAAAGCTACAACCTAGTATGCAATACCTGAGAGTGAACTAATGGCACGGTTCGCATCAGGCAAAGATGCATATGGCATTTCTGACAGGTCTGGTTTTAGGTACAGACTACGTGACATGGTTACGGAGTGGAATGGATCTAAGGTTGGCAACGATGAGTTTGAGTCAAAACATCCTCAACTAGAGCCAATACGAGTGGGGCCGGACCCGCAAGCGCTTCATGACCCACGTCCTGATCAGCGTACAGAAGTGTCGATTGCTAGATTATTAATAGCAAACCCCTTCTTGTCAGGGGCATCGGGATCAGCAGTTATCACTGTCATCGAGCCATCTCATGGACGTTCGTCCTCAGATACGGTAAGATTCCGCAAGACGGAGGGCTTTGATGGATTTACAAGCACGGTTTTGGAGAGCGGTTCGGGTTATTCGATCACTGTTGTGGACACCGACACGTATACCTTCACAGCCACATCCGGAACCGCAACAGCAGGTGGTCAACGCGGGGGTGGTGAAAATGCGACCTCCGGCCCAGTGACACTGGAGAAGTAGATGGCGTACACTTTTGCACAGTTGAAGACAGCGATACAGGAGTACACTGAAAACACAGAAACAGCTTTTGTCTCGAACATCGATGATTTTATTCGATCTACTGAAGATCGCATATTCTATCTAGTAGATCTTGAGTTGTTCCGTAAGAACGCTACGAGTGCCGTATCTCAAAACGATCCGTTCTTGTCGTTGCCTACAGATTTTCTAGCATCATTTTCGTTGTCTATTACAAATAGCAGTTCAAAAGAATTCCTGTTGCAAAAGGATGTGAACTACATACAGGAGTACAATCCAAACTCTGCAACGACTGGCACTCCTAAGTATTACGCTAGATTCGATTTGAACAACGTGATTTTAGCGCCGACTCCAGACAGCAACTATGTCTGTGAGTTTCATTACTTTTATAGACCAACCTCTTTGACTGCCGGCGCAGATAGCGGCACAACATGGTTAAGCACCAATGCTCCGAATGCCTTGCTTTACGGTTCCTTATATGAAGCGTATATTTACATGAAGGGTGAGCCTGACATGTTGCAAATGTATGAGAAGCAGTTTACCGAAGCCTTATCCAGGTTGAAGGATCTTGCAGAGGCGAGAGAGAATAGCGATGCGTATCGCAGGGGATTGCCAGACCGGCCCCGCACATAAGGAGTAGAACATGGCTACATCTAATGCGGCAACAAACTATCTGGAAAGACGTTTGTTGCACTTCATCTTTAAGAACAACTCGCTGAGTTTCTCTTCGCCGGGTGACAGCATCTATATTGGACTGGCTACAGCCGTATCTGCGGCGGAGACTGGATCAGTAACGGAAGCAGACTTTACTAACTATGCAAGGGTGCAGGTTACAGCAGCAAACTGGACGACGATAGGTGCTGATTCTACAGATACTCAGACAGCTACCAATGCGGCGAACATCGATTTTGCAGCAGCAGGAACCACTACAGCGGATGTGATAACTCACGCGTTCATTGCGGATGCCTCTTCTAGCGGAAACATCTTGTTTGTTGGCGCGTTGGATGCCAGCAGGACAATTGATGATGGAGACATTTTTCGGATTAACGCAGGGAATCTAGTGATCGAGTTGAAGTAATGGCACTTGTACTCAAAGATAGGGTCAAAGAATCGACCACTACCACCGGCACTGGCACTTATACATTAGCCGGTGCCGTTACTGGTTTTGAGGCGTTTTCGTCTATCGGTAACAACAACACAACGTACTACGTTTGTACAGACGGCACTGACTTTGAAGTTGGTATTGGCACCTATACAGCTAGTGGCACAACGCTGGCGCGTACCACCATTCTGGAGTCCAGCAATTCTGACTCTGCGGTAAACTGGGGTGCTGGGTCAAAGACAATCTTTTGTTCTCAACCTGCCGAAAAGGCAGTGTTTCTTAACGCAAGCGACAACCTAGAGATTGGCGGCACTGCACAGATCAACGGCTCTAATGGCGTAACAATCAGCACTGGCGCGGTATCTATTAAGAACAGCGGCGCACAGTCATATGTAGATTTCTACTGCGAGTCGAGCAACGCACACTATGCAAGGTTGTTGGCTCCGGCGCACTCAGCTTTTTCTGGCAACATTACGCTCACATTGCCCGCTACAACACAAACACTTGTTGGCACAGCGGGAGCTACTTTCACTGGTCAAGTGGCTGCACCCAGCCTAGACATATCTGGTGATGTAGATGTGGACGGTACGCTAGAAGCAGATGCCATTACACTAAATGGCACGTCCTTGGCGGCGTCAGCCACAACTGACACCACTAATGCAAGCAACATTGGATCTGGCACTTTAGCTAACGCTCGTCTTGACGCAGACTTACAGGCACTTGCTGGCCTGACATCTGCTGCTGACAAGGGTATTCAGTTTACAGGATCTGGTGCCGCAGCTACGTATGACCTTACTGCTGCTGGTAAAGCACTGTTGGATGATGCTGATGCCGCTGCACAACGCACAACGCTGGGGCTTGGCACGGCGGCTGTTGCGGCCACAGGCATCAGCAACGGCAATGTGGCTGTATTTACAAGCGGCGCTGCCGATGATGACTTTCTTCGTATTGATGGCACATCTATTGAAGGCCGGTCTGCATCAGAAGTTCTTTCAGATATCGGCGGCCAAGCTAGTCTGACATTCGGAATCAGCAACACAAATGCCGTCAAGATCGACAGCGCATCTGTTGCTGACGATGAGTATGCTAGGTTTACGGCCAGCGGATTAGAAAGCCGGTCAACGGCAGAAGTCTTGTCCGACATCGGCGGTCAAGCTGCTTTGACGTTTGGAATATCAAACACTAACGCGGTGCAGATCGACAGCGCATCTGTTGCTGACGATGAGTTCGCTAGATTTACTGCAAACGGATTAGAAAGCCGAAGCGTGTCGGAGGTCAGGTCCGATATTGGTTTGGGGACTGCGGCGGTGTTAGATACAGGTATATCAAACACTAACGTGCCTAAGTTTACATCTGGCGTTGCCGACGATGACTTTTTACGAGTGAACGGAACAGCTATTGAGGGTCGGTCTGCCTCTGAAGTGCTGTCCGATATTGGTGCAACAACCGCGACAGCGGCAGCAGACGAGGCGACGGCTCTTGCGATTGCGCTTGGCTGATGGAGATTTAGATGGCTAATACATTTAAAGTTGTAACCAAGGCTGGGGTTACTACCCTTGATGTCATCTATACGGTGGCAGGCTCGACTACGACAGTCATACTCGGTCTGGTGCTTGGCAACACCACAACCAGTCAAGTTACCGCGACGGTGACTTTAAACACAGACACCGGGAGCCGTTCTGGTGCTAATAACGAAGCCAACCAGGCGGTTGAGTTGATAACCAATGCACCTATACCTGCTGGTTCTTCTTTGGAATTGTTGGCGGGTAATAAGGTCGTTCTTGAAGCCACAGACGAGATAAAGGTTTCTGCATCAGGCGCTACGGATGTGTGCTTGTCAATTATGGAGATCGACTAATGCCCTATATTGGTCAGCAGACAGCAGATAATTTTCAAAGCACAGTAGCAGTACAGCGGTTCAATGGTGATGGCAGCGATACCACATTCACCCTGACCACTGCTGTATCATCTGTCCAAGATGTCCTTGTGTCTGTTGACGGTGTTGTCCAAGACACTGCTGCATACACTATTCCTGATGGCACTACGCTGACATTCACTGCTGCCCCGTCGAGTGGCACCGGCAATATCTTCGTGAACTACCTTGCACCGCAAGGCGCAACAATCACACCCGCTGCTGAGAATAAGGGCAACTTTAAGGGTGGCGGCTTGTTTCGTACCAACGCACAGTCGTTGACAGCAAATACAACCATCCTTGCAACTGAGAACGCAAACGTGACTGGGCCGTTCACTGTAGCCAGTGGCGTAACCCTGACCGTTGAAAGCGGCGGGACATTGGTGACGCTATGAGTACGTTGAAGGCAGATACCATCCAGAGTACAGGCGGCGGTGCGGCTACGCTGACGAAGCAGACTGCGGCGAAAGTTTTTGTAAATTTTGATGGTCAAACAAGCGATGGAATTAGAGGAAGTTTTAATTTTACTTCATTCACCGACAATGGAACTGGAGACTACACTTTAAATTACACCAACAGCATGGCAAACGGTAATTATTCTTTGGTGACAATGAGTAACAAGGGGTCACAATCAGATAGTGTTAGGTTGTGTAACTTCATAACAGACAGTAGTGGTCCTGCTACTGGTTCTTGCAGAGTAGGACACGGACATGCCACAAATTCAGCAACAGACAGCACCCACATCCATGCTGATGTTCACGGAGACCTCGCATGA